GTGAATTTGAAGTGTCAAATATTACACCTCAAAAAGTTAATGAAATTTTCTTCAATGAAAATGCTGAAAAGTGGTTTAAAGCGAAAGTTAATTTTATTTCACTTGACGAAGAAAAAGGAATTGAAAAGAAAATAGCCGTTACTATGTGGGTGCAAGCTGACGCAATCAAAGAAGCCCGCGAATCAATTGTAGAAAATATGAAAGGCACTTTGGCCGACTACGAAATCGAAAGCATTTCCGAAACAAAAGTTATCGAAGTATTAACATATCAATCGTAACACCATGAAAGCGAAAGTATTAGTGTATAAATACCATGACGGTAGCGGATTTGGAACTATTCGCATATATACAGAAAATGATTTTGAGCAAGCCGAAAAAGATTTAGATATGTTGTCTGAATTTGGAGATAATAGTAAAATATTTTCATTAATTCCAACAGACATATATAAACGTTAAAAATTAGATTATCATGAAAGTAAAAATTTTAAAAAAGTCAATAAAAGAGGGCGTAAGTGCTGCGGGTCGACCTTACTGTATCAAATCGCTTTATGTTTCGTTTGAAGAATCAGCAATTCACACGGGTATAATGTCGCATTTAACAAATATCGGAGTTCCTGAAGAAAAAAGGACTAAATTTTGCAGCCCGAATGAATATAACGGTGTTATTTCTTATGCTTTTTGGCTGAATTGTTCGCACTATACTTTTGATATTGTCGAAAAATTCGGAGTTCTTGACGCGAAAATAATTTTCTCTTATGAAAACAAGTTTTGCAAAGCTAAAATTCAGGTAGTTGATAAAATCGAACAGGTTAATGGTTACGAAGCACTCGAAAATTACGATGCTGTAAGTGGTTGGAATGTGCCAGCACCTACGGGAGCTATTCAAAATGCCGAGCAAAAACCATTGCAAGGTGAACCGATACCAGTTACTAACTTTGAAAATATTTTGACTGCACAACCGGATGATTTACCTTTTTAAGCGAAACTAAACACATTGATAATCAACAACTTACAAATAAGGTTACAAAATAAGTCTTTTATTTTGTAATTAATACAGTTAAGATTAACAAAAGCGGTATAAAGTACTGATTATCAATATAGCTAGAATTTCAAAGAATCGCTGAGAATTGAATATTTAAAACAATTACGCACAATTGTGCATAAAATCAAATGACAATACACACAACTGCAAGGTTCGAGGGAAAAGAACTCGACTTTCATAACGATTTTACAATTAGTCTACCTGAAAATCATGTAAATGAAATGAGCGTAAAGATAACGAGCCTTGCAATTCACAACCTCAAAAAAAAGTGTGCTGAATACTTCAAAGTTAAATTTGATACACTCACTTTTTTTGAAGTATATTTTCACAATTCACAAAACGAAGAAATAACTATTTTTAAAAAAGAAAAACAATGAAATATTTCACAATTAATGAGCTTATGCAAACCTCGCACGGCTCGAATGTTCCGAATGACGCGCAAATTGAGGCGTTAAAACTACTAGTTGAAAAAGTACTCGACCCAGCGCGTGAAGAACTGGGAGCGCCAATTAAAATAACATCAGGGTTTCGGTCATTGGCTGTTAACAAAGCAATTGGAGGCGCTGCAAAAAGTCAACACATGAGCGGACAGGCTGCCGACCTCGTTTGTTTTGATAATAGAAAGCTTTTTCGCATCTTGCAAGATATGGAGTTCGACCAATTAATTTACGAATTTGGAAATGATGAACAACCGGGCTGGGTGCACGTTTCTTATTCGTCAATTCTTAACAGAAATCAAGTTTTGCGCGCTGTAAAATCGAAAGGAAAAACAATTTATAAACAAATTTAATTTAAAATAAAATGAAAAATACAGATAAGTATTTCAAATTTGAAAATAAAATCAACAAGTTTATTGCTCCGGCTATTATTTTTGTCGCGATTGCGCTTACTGCATTTTTACTGCCAAATGGGTGTAATCGCATTGATCCGCCAAACAAACCTGACTACAATACGCAAAAAGTTATTGATTCGGTTAACAATGTTTGGCGAAATGGTGTTATAGTTAGTTTACAACGCAACATTGACAGCTTGAAAAGTGTTGCTGCTAATTCTAAAAATATTTCAGCACCGTTAAAAAAAACTATTAAGTATCAACAATTTCAAATTGATTCAATGAAAAAGGCAAATGTTGAATGTCCTGTTATTTTAGCAAAAGCTACTGAAACAATTGATACAATGAATGTTGTCATTGAGCAATTAGGAGTTGAAGCCGAAAGCTACTCAAATGCTCTTTACAATTGTGAAAAACAACGAGCAGTTGATGAATTGATTTTAAACGACTCTAAGGCATTAAGTCGTCAATGTGATAGTTTGCTTATTGAAGAATATAAAAACACATCAAATGCAAAAAAACAAACTAAATCAGCTATTTTTTGGGGCAATGTAAAGGCTGTTGGTGTTGCAGTTTTGGGGGTGGCTGCCTTAATAGGACTAAAATAGTAATTTAACAACAAATTATCTAAAAACAAAAAGCACTACTTTCACAAGCGGTGCTTTTTTTTAATAAAAACTAAATTACAAACCAAAATATATCTAATTATGACAAAACTAAAGATCATTTTAATAATACGAAAAATACGCCACCTACAATGGATACTACTAAACCACCAGCGATTACAAGGGTTAAAGTCTCAACCCATTTGCCAGAATATTTCGTATCGAGCTGCTTAATATCTTTGCCAATTTCGCGAACGTCCTCAATTAGGTTGTCTATTTTCTCCTCCATTTTGGCAAGTCGTATTTCTGTATTTATTTTCGCTTCCATTTCTTTACAAATATAATATTATTTTTCGGCTTTGTGCGAAAAGTTCAACAAAAAAGTGGTAAAAAATCCAGTCAATGAAATTATTAACACATAATTATCGGGCATCGCTAATTGAAATCGTTCAGGCAATGACGAATAATAAAGTGGCAATGCTCCAACGCCTGCCGAAAATGATTGCAATACTCTCGCGAAAAATGGGGTTTCTGACCTCCACCATTTTTTAAGTTTAGTTATTTTTTTCATAATAGTAAAATATTATTTGAGCCTTGGTTTTTAATATCGAAAAATATGGTTGCGCTTGTAGGTGTCATTCCTGCTGCATTAGCTGTTAATGAAAGAGTTGCTTTTGCAGTTCCATTTGTTAAAATCCACGAATCAGTAATTATTCCTAAGTCATTTTCCATCGCGGTACTGTGAACAACATTAGAAGTAACAACGCCATTCTGATTTCTAACGTTGTAGTTAATCATTCCTACGTGTGACCGAACTGTATTATTAACGGTATCAATAAATGACAACGAATAATGAATCCAACCGCATTGCATTTTATTGTTAGCGCATTGAATTTCAAGTAGATTAGACAAAACATTATTAGTAAGTGATTTTGTAGCTGCTGAAATTTTAGTAATAATCCATGTTCCACTGCCTTTTACGTTCGCACCTCCAGCTAAAACAGCCGTACACCGTTCCTCAATTTTTACCCCTGCAACATTTGATGTTCTACGGTCGTTGATTGTGTCGGCCGTTGCACTTACTGCAAAATAGTCATAACCAGTTTTATTCAGATTTTGTAAAATTAAATCACGATATTGACCTGCTGTACCGTTATTTACCTCAAAAACCCCAGCAGCATTGCGCATAAATTGGACATCACTATACCCAAAATAAGTCGTAGAAGCTCCCCTTAACCCATTTCTAAATAAAAATTCAAAACCGCTAACATCAACGCTTCTTGTTATAGTTATTGTACCGTTACTTATATTATATAACGCCTGTCCGCCTGTTCCAATATAAAAAATAGTCCCACCTACATTTTGCCGATTAATCGAATACACCCCCCAATCATTCCTACCACTATAATTAACGTCAAAAGCCTCGTTAATTGTGCAGGTGTTGTTTGTTCCAACAGCGATGATTATTCTAAGGTCGCAATTTGGTTGAGTACCTGGCCCAATTTTAGAGCCAATCATTGCCGCCGTTAACTGTGTTGATCCTGCAAGTGTTACGATTGTTTCAACGCTTGAAAAAGTACTTGATGCTGTAGGCGTGAACCATTTAGTTGTATGATAGATAGTACCGCCATCTTGACTAACGAAACGTCGATTGCTTTCAACTTTTGAAAAGTAATCAGATACTTTTGCAAAATAACCAGTCAAATAATTTTTAATTCTCAACCCGCTGAACCAATTTAACACACCGCCATTACTTGCGGCTATTTTTGAAGTGTCTGTGATTTCGGTTAGCTCCGCTGCGTCGATTAATGCGCCAATGGTTGTTTGCGTTTCATCTCCTGTATTAGTGCCAGATAGATTTTGAAGTTTCGCAAAATCTTCCTTACTCAAAAGTCCGTTTTCTGTTAACGTCGCAAGTCCAACAACACCGCCCAACGAATCCCAATTACTCGTTGAATCTACCCACGCGTAATTAACGCCATTTTCCTCAACGTTCCACACGTCCGCGTTTTCTGCGTCGATAGGCAATTCGTCATAAGTCGGAACAGAGCCTTTAAATTCATAAATTGCTGTTAATTTATTGTCAACTTCTGTTTTTGTGTAAACGTCGTCCTTTTCTAAATTGCTCGTTTTTGTTGGAACGGTTATATCGACGTTCTTGTCGATTATCGGCCGATCCATTCCGTTAACACTTATTGTTTCAATTGGAACATTAACAACCGGAGCGTCGCCACTAGAAAAATTCGGAGTGATAATAATTTCAGCCGCGTTAAATTCAGGGTCTACAATTACATTTGTAATTTCTACACTTATTTGCATAATTTTAAATTTAGTAGTTAAATAAATGTTATAGTTGTTGAAGTCGGAATTGAACGCCCGATATCTTCGGTTACAGTTTCAGCATCTTTTATTAACGAAAGGCGCATAAATAAACAACCTTTCATTTTCGCGGTGTCTGTTGAAAGCAGCTTGCCAACCAATTGCGATGGATTAGTACCTTCGTTTAATTTCAGGTAGCCAGATTTTTCGAGATATGAAAATTTAAACGGCTTGTTTGGGTCGGTGTAAAATTCACATTCAACATTGTGTATTTCAGAAATAGGAACAGGCAGCGGAATAGTTAAATCTAAAGTAGTTCCCGAACCTAATTTTGTATTTTGTGCCATGATTTTATATTTTAACTAATTATTTCAAAAGTAATATTTATTTTTTAATTGTGCAAATTACTTAGAGTACCGCGAAATTTCGATAAATGGACAATTGTGCAGCCTTTTTCTAAATATCGAAATGTCAGCGGTTTTATTTTCAAATATCTATATTGATAATCAAGCAGTTACGTATAAATAGTTAACTTTTACAATACTAATTACAAAATAAAGTGATTATTTTGTAATTGATTAGCTAACTACTTGATTATCAATACATTTATTTCATGAAAAAATTACGAGCAAACACGTTTATTGGTGCTATTTGCGAGCCAGTCGCGAAAAATGATTGTTCTGACTTGATGAAATCGGCTCTTAAATCTAGTATCTCCGTATTTTCATCATTTAACAACTCTGAAAAATCGCTAATCAATTCATATTTAATATCATCAATATAGAGATTATTGCAATTGCATAAGCATTTTAACAAAATTTGATTATACATATTCAAATTTTTGAATGTTATTCTTTTTGCGGTATTATTTTCAGAGCTTAACGTAAGGCTTCGCGAATAGCTATATTTATACTCCGTTTTTTCGTTAATAAAAAAGTCTTCGTTAAATCCAACCGTTTCAAAAAATCCAAATGCCTGATTGGTTAAAAATCCGTGTCGATTATCGTTATTTGTTGCAGTCAATAATTTAATGTTATTAGTCGCGAAATAAGCCGGGCTTTGCACCTCGTAAATTTCGGAGAAAATGACATCATTGTCAACGGTTAATTTAAAATAAACATCCGTTCCATCATTTCCGAGAGTATCTTCATCAATGGTTAATTGAATTAGCCATTTACCAGCCTCGACTTCAATAGGCACAATTGACGGATAGTAATATACAGGGCTTAAGTCTCCGAAAGCCGCCAATTGAATTAGCTCAGGCTCTTCGCCTGAATACAAAAATGATAAAAATTGAATATCAATACCCCGATTTAGTTTATTTTTAACCCTTTGAGCGTCAAAATTAATAAGCTCATTTTTTCGCGCAAAATTACCCGAAAAATCTATTCCATTGTAAAATACTGATTCTATCATGCTATTAAATTTGTTAAGTTAATTGTATTTTTAAGGCTCTAATTTCTTGCTCGCTTAAATTGTCCGTTGTTTCGGCATTGATAACGAATAAATAAACATCTGCACCTTCGTGATTTATTTTAAGAATGTTTTCCGAAAAATCCACGTCATTGATCAGACAAGTAAAATTGTATTCGATTGGCAATAGTCTCGGTGTTTCGTCAAGTTCAAAATCGTCTAACTGCCCGATTGTTGACATTAATAAATCGTCAGTTGTTCCACCGTTTGAAGTATTTTCCAATAAATTTTTTCCGTAATTCTGAAATACAAATGACAACATTTTGCTATTATTAACCAAAATATCGCGAGGAGTAAATCCATCATAAATTAATTCATCCTCATTATTTGCACCACGCGAAAAATCTGGTTTAAACAGAAAAATATCTGAATTATTTGCGTCGCTCTGTTCAGACCGCTTCAAATAGCTATCAACCATTCCAGCGAAATCAAGCCTGTATTTGCTCATGCTCAAATCGAAATCATCTCCACTCCTACCGCTCTGCGAAAATACTAATTTTTTCTGCCAATTTAATGAATATGGATAAACTTCACACTGTTTTATTTCTTGCCCAACTAAAACGCTACTAGCCGTTAAATCAGAACTGTATTTTATTGACAAGTCTTTGAAGTCAGTTACTTCAATTGCGTTTGCAGAATCTAACAGTGTGTTAAAATATTCTGAAATAGGCAAAATTTCAGCCCGTCCATCATTTTTGAAGTTGAAAATTAGACCAGCAGCCTTACAAAGCTCACTCATAAAATCAGTAGGCTTAATTGTCGCAAAACTTTTGGCTCTTGCTAGCTCGTTACCGCTTGTTATTGCTATCTCATTCATAAATGCAGTATCAAAATCAACATTGGAATCAAAAATTTGGTTAAGTATTTCGTTTACGCGACGCAATCCGAACGGGTTAACTTCACTATTAAGTAATTTGACTTCTGTTTTTCTCTTAACATCAATAAAAACGTCACCCGTAATTGTTGCGCTCGTAATCATATTTGTAGCAATGATAAAAAAATCATCAGCGGCACAAATTCCACAATCAATTTCAGCAGTGTTAAAGTCAACCGAAAAAGAAGTACCAGCCGTCACTATATTTCCGGTGACAAAAGTATATATAAGTGTTAACGTTGTGCCCGAAAGTTTATACAAGTTTATTGAAACACCCGTTTTGTTGCTTCCAGTAAATTTCAAATTAATTCGCGATGAAATGTTCAAAAATAATCTATCCGTTACAGTTCCAGCACCGAGATAATAAACAACGTCCTCGAAATCTGCACTTGTCGGGTGAAATAGTGACGCGTCTGTATTGTAAATTTTAGACGTGTTGTTCGGCTCGAATTTGAAATACGTTCTATCTGCTTCGTAATTACTTTTTGACTTCAAAGAAACATAGTTAATATATTTCAATGTGTTTGGCATGTTAACTGAATCCCCGCTTAGGAGTAATTGAAATTCTGTATTTTTTTTATCGCTATAACTGTCAATAACTGACACCGATTTTAACGCAAACTCTGAATAAAAATCGAATTTTTCATAGGTTGTAAAATCAATCGCGAAAGTTGCAAGATTATCATAAGTAAACCCGTCAATATTTAACTTTGTAATCAAAAAAGTCAAATACGTTTCAAGTCCAAACTCATCAAATGCATCATCAATTGCCCATTTGTCTTCATTTAAAATACGCATTGTATCAACCGAAAATTTCGGGTTAAATCCAATCGGGGGCACAAAGCTAAATGATTGACTGATTTTAATACCATCGAAATTTTCAGGAATCCACGCCAGTTGAAAAGTAGTTGCCGGAGCGGTGTTGTTTATCGTCGCGATTATTTTGTATAGCTCCATTTTGTTAGTTAATTACGTTTGTATATAAAGACTCTCCGTATAAATCAAATCCAGTCTGCCTGCATTTATTTAAAAAATAATTATATAAAAAAAATATGTGAAAATATGCTTTTAAATACCATGAAATATCACAAGCATTTTTAAAAAAATACCACTTTAAAGGTTTTTTATTTTTCATTTTGTTTAAATTTAACGTGTGCAAGTTCTATTAATTGCCTTCCTGCGATTACCCTGTTTATCTTTTACTGCCAATAATCCTCTTGCGTCTATTTTAACATCTAGTCTTGGCATCATTTTATCGAATTTATCATAATCAAAGCTAAATTTTTCACCTGATTGTCTTGACATAAAATTTTCATATTCTGCTACGCTCTTGTAAATACGCGTACCAGCTTCGAAATTCGACACTGTCGGACTATCGGCTATGAATGTGTCACCCGATGGAGATACTGCAACCTCTGCCCTGCGTTCACCCCACAACACAAGCCCTTGACCTGTTACACCACCATGCTCATACGCGGGTAGTGGTTGAGCTGCAATGGTTGCGATGTTCACGGCGCCCGTGGTTGCTGCAAGTGCTGCAAATGCTATGTTAGCAGGAGTGAATGGAACCATTGCCATGGCTCCGATTACCGCTTGTGCCGTAGAAATAACCGCCTGAATTATTGATTGCGCTTTCTCCCATTTAGCCTGTTTAACTTTTTCAGCCATTATTTTAGCTTGTATCACTTTTTCGGCTGCTGCTCGTTGGTTTTCAATCTCGATTTTTTTATCTGCTCGACTTTCATCTGACATTATTGCGCCATCTAATCGGGTCTGTTGTTCGTCAAAAGTCGTATTGCTTGCTTCTAACTCTTTTTCAAGTTCACTCATCCGCTGTTCAGATTTTTGCGTTTGAAATTCTGCTATTGAAGAAAATAAATCAAAAGTCGCATTAGTTAAATCCGTAGCAATTTGAATAGCCTTATCCGACCTTTTTTTATCAGATTCCGTTTTCTTTTCGTTAGCGTCGATTACGGCATCAAGTTTTAACGTTTCGTTTTGGATTTCCAAATCGGCAAGCTGCTTGCTCAATTCAGCGCGCTTGTCTACTGATAATTCATTAACAGATAGTTGTTTTTTTAGTAGTTCTATAGATTTACTATTTACTTCCGTCTGTGAATCAAGCTGTAACTTTGCTAATTTCTCTTCATACTCTTTTTTATTAATTTCGCCATCAGAATATTGTTTTTTTAACTCATTTTCTTTTGTTTTATAATTCTGCTGAAGCAATTCAGCTTCATTTTTTAACTCTTTTTGGAAAAGTTCAATTTGAACTTTTAACGCATTATCTTTTATCGCGATAATTTCCTGTTGAATTGTCGTTTCCTCCAATAGTAACGAAGAGTCATGTTTTTTCTTTAACTCTTCAACTGCTTTCGCATAGTCCTCTTCTGATATAAATTTTAACGCTAAATTATCGTCAAGAGTTTTTTTATCAATTGAATATTCTTCATTTATTAACGAAAGTCTTGTTAAATTATTTGCTTTTGCAGCTTCCAACCTTTCTGTTAATGTTTTCTTTTCATCACTTGCAATTATTTCATTCTTTTTGATAGAAGCTTCCGCCTCGCCTCTCATTGCTTCAATTATGTACCTATTGTTTTCTAGCTGTTGAGCCAGCGCTTCTTTACCGATTTTATTTGCATTCCGAAGTCGCTCCCGTCGTTTTTCGTCATAAGCGGTTTGCTTTTCGAAAACTTCCGCCTCGGCTTGCGCAATTGCTTTTTTGTCCGCGATGTTATCAATCGCAATGTCTGAATTTTTAATTGCAAGCTCTTTTCTTAACTTAGCCAATTTTAACTCATTAGCTGCTATCTTTTCGTCAGCATCGGCAGCCTGATCCAAAAGCAAAAGTGCTGCTTTTGCATTCGTTTTTTTTAGCAATTCGGCGTCTGCTCGTTTTTTTGCAGAATCAGAAGCCAATTTCGCATTTTCAACAATGTATTTTCTTTCGAGCTTGTTGTATTGAGCTTGCAATTTAGCTGCATATTCCCCCTTGCCAGCATTTTCAATAATTTTATCACCTATTTTAACAAGACCATTAAAAACAGCGTCTTGCTGCTCTTTATCTAACCCTGTTAATATAGTTCCGTATGCACGACCTAATTCGATTGCATCTTTTTTCAACTTAGTGAAGTCGCGATTTTTTAAGTCCTCGAATAATTCCCCGATTAACGGTAATATCTTGCCTATCGCCTCAAACCTATTGATAATATTATCTTTTATTAACGCCCCGAGAGCCTTGATTGATTCTTGCGGTTTTGAAAAAGCATCAAATAAAAAAATGCTAACATCGTGAATAATGTCCATTACGGCGTCAAGCATCGCGCTAAAAATAGCTGTAACTTTATTTAGTCTATCTTGACCCTCTTCGCTCCTTACAAGTGCATTTTTTAGCAACATGAAAGCCCCGACAATTGCGCCAATGGTTAATAAGATTGGGTTTGTGACTATGGCAATCATCATTTGTTTTCCCAAAGCCATAACGCCATTAGTCAACCCACCTACACCAATCTCTCCCGATTTGAATGATGAAAATAACCCAGAAAAAGCACTTTTATAATTACCAATGTTTATTTTTTGCTTTTCAAGTTCATTTCCTGACGACGCGATTAATTTGTTATTTTTATCCTGTTCGTCGTTAATTTCTTGAAGTCTTTTTTTGCCCTCTTCGGTTGCTAAATTTAACTTCTTTTTTTCAATAGATAGCTTTAAATTCGCGGCTGCTGCTTTTTCAAGCGTGCCCGCGTTTTTATCGTTTAAAATATTTTCCGCCTTGAGCAAGTCGTTTTGTTCTTTTAATGCTTTTTTATTAACATCTATATCTTTGGCATTGTCAGTATTTGCTGTGGCCAGTTTCGCTTTTGTCTGAAGCAATAATTTTTCTTGATTTTCTAGCTGTTTTTGAGTTTCGACGTATAAGTCAACTGTTTTCTTTCCGTCAGAATACACTTTATTTAACTCGTCTGCTTTTTTAGCTAAATCATCAGTCGATTTTGATTTTCGAACCGAGCCCGCTATACTATCAACCGTGTCCTTATAGTTCTTAATATTTACCGTAAGAGAATTTAAGAGCGCCTCTATAGCCTCCTTATCTTTTGTTATTCTCTCAACGTCGAAAATTCTATCAATTAATTCACTCATATTTTTTTTATTTTTGTTTTATTTTACAATTACAAACATCACTATCTCCGTGAAGCATACAAAATAATTCTGTAAAAAGCCAGTAGTCTCTTTCTGATTTTATTTTACTATGAATGTAATTCAACACATCTGTATGCTCACATTTTTCATTCGAAATTAAGTCACTCATTTTATTTCTTCTTTTATACTGTTAATAAAATCATTTTTTATCGCTGAAATCGTGGATGCGGTCAAAGTATTAGCATGTGGAGCTATATATTCATCTTCGTTAAAATTCGCTTTAATCGCGTCAAAGCCTTTCCCGCTTGATGTAAATTCAATGTTGTTTTCTTCATGAAATTTTAAATTGTCATGAAATTTATATGAATCGTCCCAGTCGCTAAAGTTTTTAACCCCAACAATATCAGTGCCTAAAAATGTTTTGCCGGCCGATGGTGTCTCTCTATTTGTTAAATAGTTTGGGTGATTAGCTAATATCGAATCTAACACAACTTGTTTTTCATTCACATGAACGGATTGAACAGCCAACTCCTTTATTTTTTCGGGTGTCAGCGTTTCAAATGCTCTTAAAAATTGGAAGGTGTTCATTATCGTTTTGTTTTAACTTTTTGTTCTTCTAGTTGCTTTTTCTGACTTTCGTAGAAACTTAACATTTGCTTTGTTGCTCTCGCTAAGTAAAGTAAATCATTTTCGCGATCAATCGGAACGGATAAGTATTTTTCAACCGACAAAATCCAATCCAAAAAACCAGCATACGGATCAATTACTTCAACTTTTTTTTGCTTGCTTTCGATTTCTTCGCGAAGTTTGTCAATTCGTTTGGTTAACGATAGTTCTTTTGCTTTGTCAAATTCATAAACGGCAATCATTCTTTTGCATTGCAGCAAAAGCAAATCTTTTTGAAGTAAAAACAGCCCGATGTTTTGACCGGTGCCGACACCATTTAATTGCGCATTCAGTTCTTTGTCAATTTCTCCAACTATTTTAACGTCCGTTTTGTTTTTCAACATCTCGGCATATTCGTGAATGGTGTAATCTTGTAGTTTCATGCCACAAATATACAAAAAAAAAAGGTGCAAAATAATTGCACCTTTAAATTTATTGTTCCGAGTTCTCTACAACCGACTCCGGTGCGGTTTGTTCGACTTCTTTTTTAACCTTTGCGACTTTTACAGGCTTCGGGTTTATTTTTTCATCACGTGCCAACTTTGCAGAGTTGCAAGCCTTTTCGAGCGTGCCGTGTTTTTCAATTTCTGACGGACCAACCAAATAGGTAACTCCATCAATTTTTAACCCTCTTAGTTTCATGTTCGAAATTATTAAGGAGCTACAACCGTAAATTTGGTTTCTTTCATGTAGCATTCGGCACCCGAAATTGTTACATAAAAATCCTCCGAGACAGTGCTAAATCCAGTCCCTGACAGTTCGAGAGTTACAACTCCGTCGGCTAGCGTAACACCACCAACCGTAACCGCTCCTGCTGAATTTCTGGCGGTAACTTCCGCCTCGATTAGCTCGCCCGCGTAATACTTTTGAGTTTTTTTATCAATCAATCGGATTGTAAATTCCGCTAAAATAGCTGTTAGCGTCGAAACTGTATGAAAAAATCCATCGACTTGCGTTTTAACAACAACGTCCTCAGTTTCAACACCCGCGAATAACATTGCAACATCTTCATCAGCTACCAAATAGCGAACTGTGACGGCTACTGTTTTTTCAGTTGCATTATCTGACTGAAATGCACTTGATACTTTGCTGCTAAAATTCAACGGCATGGTGCTGATCAGATCGGCCGCTGTTGATTTTTTTCCGCCAACATTACCTTGATCGTCAATTAACAGACCTTGAAGTGTTCCTGCTGCGACCAAACTAGCGATTACCGCGCGATTTTGAATGTTGCTTTCAAAAGTCAAAGTGTCTGCCAAAACTTCGGCACGAATCAATTTCATTTCAGCAGTGCCAGTGCGCTCGACTGAAATTTCACCAACTGGAGCACCTGCGATTGTATGCCATCCTTGAATAACTCCGATAATATCACCGCTTTCAATAGCTAAATTAATAGCCGTAGCGGTCATTTCTGTTAATGAAACATCTTGGCGACCGTTATATAACAGAATCATTTTACCAAAACCAACGTCAGCACCGCAACTCGCTTGTGCCAACTCAAAAAAATTTCCACAATTTCCCATTTTATTTTATTTGTGTTTTTAAATTGTTAATTACATTCACAGTTAAACCAATTTTCGCGATACCTAAGAGTTATGTTTCCGCTAATCAAATGAATTTTTGAACTTGCAAAGTCTTTGCGCTCGGCGCGCTCGTTACTATCTTTCGACCAAAACGGAACAACCGCGAAAGTGAAAGTTGGAATCAAAAAATATTTACTTAAAAATTTTATTAACTCTTCCTCATGCCCTGATTCGTACAAAGAAATTCGCGAAAGCGCTGCTTGCTCTGAAATGTCGTCAGGCGTTACAAGTATCGGAAAAGCTAAATTAAAAGTAACCTCCTTCAATCCCGAGCCATTGTCTTTAACTTTCAAGGGAGTTAAAAAATACCAACTTTGAGAGTCATTGTTTCGCAACGCTTCGTTGATTACAGTGTTTAGATTTTTAACCGTTCCACACTTTAACCCGATATCTGTTAATACTTTTTCAATCATATAATTTCGCGTTGACTTTGATAGTTAACATTTGCTGTTTTCCCTTTTTCAGTGCAAATAGCTAATAACTTTGCAGCCCCTAAATTCCACGCCCGTACTTGCGAAAATACGGATGGGAAAGTAAATTCGGCAGTGCTCATCTGTTCGCCATTATTGGCAGTTACTTCACTCGCTCTATTTTCGCAAAATTTGAAATAAACAAAGTAAGGAATAACTGTTAAAATATCGTCAACATCCCCAGTATATGCAATTTCGGATAAAACGAGCTCCTCAATGGCTGTTAACTCATTGTTGTAGCTTTCGTTAATTCCTAGAATGTTAATCGGGTATGTTGTGAAATCTGCGTATGTCATTGCCTTACTTGTTTTAACTGTGTTTTATTTTGTTTATTTTTTATCCGATTTAGCTTTTTCCACTTTTTCGGCTTTCGCTTTTCTGTTTGCGATTTCTTTTTTGCCCTCGTCTGAGGTCATTGCGACAAAAGTTACTTTTCCATCTTTTTCAATTCTCATGGCTTTACTTTTTTAATGATAAGTTAATATAATCGACTTTTAATTTGGCGTTTGTTCGCGTGACTTCAAATTGTAGATAACGCCAATAAACTTTATTTGTATTCGACGTAAAAACAATTGTTGTGTCAGTTCCTCCGCCCTTCCATAATACAGTAGTTATGTCCGTGTAAGTATCAGAGCCAAAAACCTTGCCTTTCAATTTAATCGTTGCGGTCGCTCCGGCTGTAACGTCTGAAACTTTTATGTTCGCGTTGTAAAACAGACCATCGAGTTTATTTAACTGAATGGCTTTATTCCAAACAGTAGTACCAACGCCAACTGTATCAGTTGCGACGCCGACATAAGAGAAAACATATTTCTCAACCGGTAAAATAGTTTGAGCTTTAACCGTTGAGGCTAAAAATCCAATCGCGATAATTAAAAATAAAATTATTTTTTTCATTTTTGTGTTTTTTTTTATTTGTTAATAATTAGTTGAGTAGCGTTTAAACTACTCAACTGTATTTAATTTAACCTTGAACGCCTCCGCCCATGTCGGTAATTATTGTTGAATAATCATCGAAACAAGTTGCAAGTGCATCACAACCGCGAAGAACAAACAACGAGTTAAGAACTTCAATCATCAGACCGATTTCGTTTGTGTCCCAATAACGTTGGTCAGTGATCAGGTTGTCAAGTCCATCTGAATACCATCTTACAACGCTCTCGCTCATTCCTAAAATAGAAGTAGCTGTAAATGTTGCGGTAACCGGAATAGAAACTAAGATAATTCCTTTTTGTGCAAAATCATAAGTCACATAGTTGCCGTTTTCATCTTTAACGGAATCCAACTCGAACAAAGCGGCTTGTGATAAACCGATTACAACGCGATTTTCAGGGAACAAATTTTTGATACCAGCGGCAACCAAACGAATTGCGTCTATGATGTGAGCTTTGTCAACCGTTGGAATAGTTGTATAAAAATCTGCAATGTCAGAACCGGCCGCAACGATAGCAATTAAAGTGCTGTTTAATTTACGCAACATATCTTTGTTAAGGTCGTTAACATAAATGTCCGCAATCATTGAGATAGCAGCTTTGTACTGTTTTGGCAATTTTGAAATAACCGCGAGGGTTTCAGTTCCAGTTGTGGTTGAAGTGTGCGACGCTGTTTTAACTGGTTTGTCACCACCAATTGCAACGATAGCAGAAGCATCTGTTCCAGCTGTGTGCTCATTCCATGCAACAGAATTTTGACCATTCAGCGAAATTTGACGAACGTAATCTATCAAAGTTGGAACTAAAGATGGCGTAATACCGATTTCAGAATCCTGATAGATAACGTTTAAATTCGCGTTGTTTGCATTTTCAAAGCGAGTAATCCCGATTGATTGTTTTGTGCCTTTGTCGAAAAGTTTGTTTTCAACTGCTTCTTTAACAAAGTTTGCAAATTGTTTTTTGGTTTTACCTTCAACCATTTTTGCGATTTTGTTTTCAAATGCTGTTTGGTTTTCACCCAAAGCAGTTTGAAGATCAGTAACCATTGTTTGAAGTTTTACAACTTCTTCGTTGTCAGGTTCGGCAGTTGCCAATTCTGCTAACTTAGCAGACAAGGCATCCAAACTCGTAATTTCATCACCAAGCATTTGAATTTGGTCGGGTGTAAGTTCATTTTTGAACTTTGTTAACTTTTCGCTAGCCATTTTTTTATAGCTGTTAGCAAAAATGTTTAACGCTTCTAATAAGGGTTTTTTCATTTTCTTAATTTTTTTATTGTTTTTAAAATAAAGTGAATTTTTTTATTTCTTGTTCGTGTTCTATTTCTTCAAACCCGATAAATTTTGTATTCTTAAATAATTTTGAACCCTTATCAGCAGGCATTGAAACCAAACTAATATTTAACAATTCTGCGTTTCCGTCGTCCATTATCCAACCGTAAGTCGAAAAGCCTTGAAGTATTCCGCGCTTAACTTGATTTTTGATAACCTCGTATAAGCTACAACAATCTTTATAAAATTCAACTGTAACATTTAACGTTTCGAGTTCATTTTCAATTACTGAAAAAACACCGCGATTGTCAAATTCATAACTATGTTCAATCGGGCAGACCATGTTTAGCTTATTGCGTTTGAAATATTCGCGAATAAACTTGTCAAAGTCTCCCGATTTAAAAATTCCACCATTTTCATTACGTTGTTCAAAAGTGGTTGCAACTCCTGAAATGCGGAAACCAATTTCCTCGGAATTTTCATCTTTCGGATCGGCTTTAATAATTTCGATTAAAGGCGTTTCATTCGATTTACCTAAAATCATATAGTTAATAAATTCTTTTCTCATACTATTGTGGTGTTTGTCTGTTGAAGTTTGACCGCGCTTTCAATAACGCGAAAATCAATTGCTGATTTTGGTACAAGCTTTTCTTTTGCAGTTAATATTTTTCTACCAAGTTCGAGCATATTTTCAGCAATTCCATTAACTGTGTTAGTTCTTAGATATTCGCGTGCTGATTCCTGATTTGCGTAAGTTGATTTACCGGTCAAAGGTATTAGGTCGTAAGGAACATTGAGAACTCCAGCAATTAGTAAAATGTTAAATGTTATCTGGTCAACTATTTGAAGTTTGTCAAGTGGAAATAAAATGGTGTCACGTTTCAAATTCGCATTTGTGAATTCAACTGACGTACCTACATTATTTCCTGAAAATAAATCACCATACTTTTTAACGTATTTATCGCGCTCGTCATTAGTTAATGGTACTACGCGCTCATTCGCTCCTTCTTTTTCTTTGCTGAAAATTGTAAATTGTCCGAGAATTTTAGTAACCGCTTTTTGTGCAGTCAATCCGGTATTCACATTTTCAAAGATTGATTCGAGTAAATCATATTGTGATTTATTAAAAAAATCGTATTCAAAGCTAAATGATGAAATTGGATTATTTAACTCTTTTTCGAATTCGCTTTTACTTTTAATAGTGCAAAAATTGTCAAATGTTATATTCCCGCTTGCATCAATTTTAACAGCACAAAAGCCTTTCTTAAAAAAGTATTTGTAAATAGTTGAATATTTTGTGTTAAGAAATTTAATTGTATCGCGAGTTTTCAAGTCGTATTGCGGATTGGTGCAATAAAACTCAACTTTTTTAAGTTCGTCAATGATTGGGGCAATGCAAAGTTTTAACACAACATCCGAGTACTCACCGAGTCCAAGACTGGCAATCGCTCCACTCCAAAACTCTCGCGTTTCAGTAGCCGGATTAACTGTATTTTTGAAGTTAAAAAGTCCCATGCGACAAAGATAATTAAAGTTTTTAAATTGCGAAATATTTTTCTTTTATTTTTCGCGAACGGCATAACATGTCCGGAGCATCGTCGTGATCTGCATCTGGAAAAGCAACACATTGCTTAATCATTTCTGCCGTTGTGTCCGATTTATTATATAAAATTTGCTTTGCTTCTGGCGAATAAAGAATAATATCACCATTTTTATTGTCAGCATTTGAAACCGAGTGCAAATTGCCTTGATAATTATTCTTTATTTTGTTATAAATTAACTTTCCAAGTCCGTTGGTTTCAATAAAATGCTCACATTCATGCAGTTTATCCCAGCTTTGCATTTTTTTAAGATATGTTTCTGCTGTTTCGTATTGTGAAAAAACGCTGTCTAATAAATAATCCTGTCCATCTTTGATCCCGAATAGACCGGCCGCGAAAAAGTCAGCCCCAACCCCAAGCGATGGATCGGAATACGAAAAAATAGTGTCGAATCTATCCGGCAATTCATCCCAGTACTGAAAATCCGAACCGCGAAATACCGATTTAGCAAGCGAAGAATATTTTCCTAAATAATAAACCTCATAAACATAACGTTCAGGGCTTCCAATTTCAGAGCGTTCACCATTTTTTTTAAGATTCGCGAACCATTCGAGTTGATTTTTTGATAAAAATGGGTTATCTTTCCACGTTGTTCTAAGAACGTTAACGTTATCAGCCTTTTTATAGTCTTCAACCCAAAATTTTTTAGTCGGGTTGTAGTCAATTACTATCTGTCCGGACGCGCGACCAATTATTAACAGCGCAATTTCTTTTTTAATTCCGTCAGCTTCGTTAATATAAACGTTTTTCCTATTTCGTTTCGCTTCGTTTTCTGACGTTACAACTTCAAAAGTAATACAACCGCCTGACCCGAATCTAATTTGACCTGACGCACTAACTGGTAATTTAACGTCAATATTTTGCTCCTCAACAAAATCTTTAATGTCAATAAACGAACCTAGATTTAACATTTTGAACGATGGAGCAATTATATTCCAAATCGCTCCGTTTAAATCACAATCCAGTACTAGGTCGCGACACTTGTTGTTTGTTTTTCCTGACCTAGAACCACCCTCAAGTATTAAAATATTTTCTTTACTTCTGAAAAAACGATAGTATTTGTCAATAATTGAATCTCGAACGGATAATACCAACGATGAACGCTTCTCTGTATCGTTGTTGTTAAAGTTGAACACACTAAGCTCCTCAAGCCTCCTACCAGCTTCAATTATATCACGAGCACCAACCTTTACTAGCGCACCATTGACAGCCGTGTAGCCCTCGCCATAACCTGTGGCGATACCTGTAAGTATTTCTATGTGGCTGTCCTGTGCGTTCATGTTTGCAAAGATAGTGATTATTTTCTAATCGCGATAAATTGAGTTAAAAATGCAGTAAAAATACAGTTGTTAAGTTATGTTAATTGTGAATAAACATTAATTTAACTATTTTCTTTAACAAAAGTATGAAAGAAATTTATTAATAAAGTTAAATAACAGCACTTTCCCATAGCCGAAGTAAACAATCCCATAGAAATAGCCCCTATTTCTTTCATAGTAAAATTCAGTTTTTCATTAAAACTTAATAAATGTTAATGACTTAATTTATTGATATGTAATTATTTACCATTTTATATACTTATTTTATTAACTAAAATGAAAGAGTATAGATAAAGACCAGAGAAAAAAGACCCCTATATATAAAAGTTTTTTAAAAAGAATCCCATAATCCCATAGTGTCCAGTTAATTTATGTTAACTCATATGTTTATCAATTAGTTATAAAAGCTATTTTTCGGATTTTACTATGGGATTAACACTTACTATGAAAGAAATGAGTAAATTCATGGTAAAAATACCATAATTTTGTATGAAACTTTATGCAATTTACAAATACTATAGCTTTTAACTATATTTCAAGTTAACAAATGCTAAATTGCAAGTAGGTAACTGAATTATAGCTACTTATAAAATTAAATCAACTTTAACACATATTTTTCGCGATTTATTTATATATATAAAGTATATAGTATATATTTGCAGAGTGGTTTTTAAATATAACCATAACGGTCGCTATTATCATGATTTAGGAACTTTCACAAATGATGGACAGCGAGCGACATTTATTAGTTTTACTTCGGGAGCATAACGAAGAGACAGTATGATTATGTAGCCCATTTGCGGGCTACGCACTGACGACAAATAAATTCCGCTAATGCGGCAAATAACTTTCAATTAACAACAAAAGCGGGCTACTAAACATACTGTAGTGTTAGGGTTTCGCTGTATCTTTTTTTTTATTATGGAAAAATTAAAATTAGCAAAAAAAGCGTTCAAATTAGAAGCGCACAGAATTGACGAAGGTCATTTCCTTTCAGATAAGGTCGTATATGCTGATTCTTTAGGAAAAGCAAAACAACTTATTTTATCAGATATAAAGTATGATGATTATAAAATTAGGCATACACTCGAACCTGTTACATATTTGAATATTCCAGTAGTTAGAGCTGTGGAATCAGATAAGTTTGAATTTGAGAATGAATTGCTTCCAATGTGGAAGATTCACGAAATTAAAGAAGAACGCAAACGAATTGCAGCACTTGATTTAATGTTGTCTGACGAAAAAATAAAATACTGCTACATTAAAAAAGGCTATTACTACAGACCAAATTCAAACGGATATACCGAATATTTGGCTTATGCAGGAGTTTACACAGTTAAAGAAGCTGTGGCGACCGCAAAAGGCTGTCGTGATTTATCTTTAATTCCTATAAACATAGAAGAACACAATGCTATGATAAATGAGAAAATTCTCGATTTGCAAACAAGGGTCATTTCTTTACAGTGAACCCTAACAATATAATATGTACAAGTTCAAAATTTTGAACCTATGAAAACCAGTGAGTTAATAGATAAAATATTCAAAAATTTATAATCGACAACGAGTAAAATGAAAAATAACAAAAAAGAAACTAAAACGCTAGTAACATTAACTCGCGAAGAAAAAGAGAAGGCGCGGAAAATAAGTATTGAGATTTTCGGAACGTCAAACTATTCGGGTTTATACGCCTATTTTATTAACGGATTCAATAAAGTAGATTAGTATGAACTATGAACAGTTAAAGGAATTAGATAGAATTGAGGCAATCAAAATGGTTTTTCCGGCAGACAACGCTTTGATTGATTTTCATCTAAAAAAATATCCTCAGAACCCAGAGGTGATTATTTTTGGAGATAGGGCATGGGAGTCCGAAAACAATGTCGTTGAGTTTATTGAAAAATACGTAGAGCCGAGCAGTGAGGAAGATATTCAAGTTTTTTTCTCTGACATATGTAGGTCAATTGTTCGCGATAAGGTTTTGTCAAACAATGATTTATTAAAACAGGTAGATGTAGATTATAAATTATTGTACGGCCAGCATATATCACTTTTCAAACACCCCGACCGTTGCAATGATTGGGCGCAAAGCAAAGGCACTTATATTTGGTTTAGTCTTATTTTGCCAAAACGAAGACAGGCACAATTTGTTAAGATAAAAAAGGAGTTGGAACTTGATAAGCTACGCAAAATTTCAGTAAGGATTAAAAAGACTTATAATTTTTCGGATCGCGATATAATGTACCTTCAGTATTTTTGTAGCCAAACAAAATTAGATGATTTAGACCCTTCGCTTAACACTTTTTTATATTTGTGGTCAAAAGAACAGTTCACAGGAAAAACGACTGTAGCGTCATATATCTGTAGTTTTTTGAACGGTGAAACGAACGGAGATGCGACACAACATAAATCGAAGTTAAAAAAGGAGATGCAGATGAAAAACTTTGACATTCCGAAAGCTACTTCATCGCGATGTACATTGATTGACGAGGGCGGATTTTTCGATATGCAAAAAGTTTATGACGATTTCAAACAGTTAATTACGTCGAATAGCTGCGAAGTTGAGTTTAAGTATAAGACTGGTGACCGGACCAGGCGATGTTTCCGAAATTATATAATGACTTCGAACGTCGACCCGATTTATTTTGTGCAAGATGAAACTGAAAGGCGAATTTTGGCAATACATTTCACAGTACCAGAAGACTTAGGATTCCCAGAAATACAATCGATGTGGCATGAGTTCGTGTTGGAGTGCAATTTATCAGCTTTAAAATTAAGTGAAATTTATCGCGAAGTGATACGTCCAAATTCACAGGTAGGAGAAATTAATAATATAATGTTAGAGTTGCGGGATATTTTTTCACGACAAAGAATTGATGCGTGTACTTCAACTTCAAGTTTTAACATTACAAACGTTATGGCTTTCAACGAGATTTCAAAAAATGATAAAAAAATGAGCAGAGAGGTTGTTAAAAGAGTTTTGATAAAATTATATGGACAGCCCGATAAAGGGCAGCGATTTTACAAGTTAAATCGAAAGCCATATACCGAGGAAGAAGTTATAGAAGTCAGAGAAGATGCACCGTTTGCCAGTTTGGTTCCGCCTGAAGTTGATTTAAGGCTGCCATTTGATTAAAATTATAACAAACTAAATTATGTACTGTAAAATTTGTAAAAAAGATAAACCGAAATTGCGCGGTTGTGTTTGCAACCAATGCAGATATTTAACCGAAAAGGAACGCGACCCAATTGGCTTAGCGTTTCGCAGGTTGAAAGCTCACGCAAAACAACGAGGCAAAGAATTTAATTTAACTAAAGAAGATTTTATTTTATTTTGTGTTAAATCAGAATACATTCTAGAATCTGGAATTAGTAAAAATAATTTTCACATCGATAGGGTCGACGAAACTAAAGGCTATTCAATTGACAACATTCAAGTTTTAACAAATAGCGAAAATGTACGAAAATATGCAAAATGGGTTTCGCGCGATCAAAATGGCAAATGTGAATTTACAACTATTTCAAGTGTTCCCGAAAAAAATAATTTACCACGACGACACACCTTTTTAACATGAAAATAATTGAAGCAAGCGAGTTAATTATTCGCGATGTTTTCACATACGAGCTAAAAGTAATCGGCCGTGAAGCATTTACCGTTTTAGAAAAGTATTCAAAATTAACATATAAAGTCGAAGGCAATAACACTTTTGAAAAATCAATAATACAGTTCGAAGAAAATCAACAAGTAATATTTTTAAGAAATGATACAAATTTACGACACACACCGAAAACTCAGTCTATCGAATTTTAAAGGATCGAACTATTTGACTTGCCCAAATTGCGGTAAAAAAAGGCTCAAGCCTTACGCGTATGAGGATGGAAGGATTGAGAATGAAATACTAGGACGCTGCCAACGAGAAAGCAATTGCGGTTACCATTTGAAGCCGTCGGACTATTTTAAGGATCGCGGAGAGAAATTTTTCAACGAAACCACTTTTACAAAACCGATTCCAAAAGAAACATATCTTCTTAACAAAGAGATGTGTGAAAAATTAAGCGATAACTTCGCGAACTCAACGCTTTTAGATTTTTTTAATAGAACTGGCATTGATTATTCCGAAGTTTTCAAACTATATAAGGTGGGAGCTAATAGGGCAGGTTCTACTGTGTTTTTTCAATTCGACGGGATAACCTACAGAACTGGTAAAATAATCAACTATATGCCAAATGGGCACCGCGATAAATCAGACACAGTACCTGTGCGTTGGATTCACAAACTTGTCAAAGATTTCGATGAAAGCAAACAACAAATTAAACAGTGTTTTTTCGGGTTGCACTTAGCCCACGAAAAAAATATAATTTGCATTGTCGAGAGCGAAAAGACAGCGTTAATTTGTGCCGGACTTTTTCCTCAGGCTGTTTGGTTGGCTACTGGAGGGCGAACGCAATTACAAGCCGTTGCGATTTCAGAATTACCGACTGGAAGCCGAATTATTTTATTTCCTGACACCGATTCAGTTATTTTTTGGCACGAAAAAGTCAAGTCAATTGGTAGGTGTGAGGTAGTGAACACTGTGCAATTTAATAAATATCGCAAGGATGGTGCAGACTTAGCCGATTATTTATTGGAATGCGGGGAGGAAATTGCGCGGCAAACATACATTTTCGTCAAAAACTTGCTTTTTTAACTAAAATTAATACAAAATAAAGCACTTATTTTGTAAAATTGTTTGGTATTACAAAATAAAGCTGTATATTTGCATATCATTTAAAACGAAAAGTATTATGACAATTGAACAATTAAAACCAGCAGATCACGACGGAGTTATTGGACAAATAATTTCAACTTTTAATCAAATAAAATATTTAAAAGAAAATGTATTAAATCATCTGTCAGAAATGCAAGCATGGGAAGCAAAAGAATATAGAAATATGTATCATAATTACCAAATAGAATTAACAGAACTACAAGACTATATTAAATCAAATCTGTCTTTTTGGAATGAAAAACTTGGATTATACCATACTTCACCAGCAATTTTTTTAAATGCTTTTTCAATTTAAATAAAATACATGTGCTATCGAGTTGACGGGCAAAAAAAATAACTAAAACAAACTAAAAAGTTAATATTATGAAAACAACAGCAAAATTATCAGACCTTGCAACCGGAACTAAATTTTTTATGACAAATAATCCTGAAAAAGGGAATTATATTTTTAACAGGATATACAAAGGATTTTGTGAATTTAAAGGGGAAAACGGTTCAACTTGTAAGACTCCAGAACGTACAGGATTAGCAGTTAATGTAACATTACTTTAATCTATCAACATGTTAAAAGACACAACCAAATTTGAAAAGGCAATTCTAATCGCGTGCATTATCTACTTCGGTTATCACTTAATCAGAATACTAATTATTAACATTTAAAGTTATGCTAATACTACTTGCTTTTTTATCCGTTTACTTTTTTTTTAATCCTAGTTATAATTAACAATTTAAAGAACAACAAAGATTTATGACTGAGCAAGAATATAGAATTGCTTTAATTGCAATTGATAAAGAAAAAGAGTTAAAAATTAAAGCTCTAAAATCTGAATTTACATTGTCAAATAATACTATAAGTGTTGGAGATGTGATTGAGGATTATATCGGATTTGGACTTGTTGAAAAAATTTCATGGAGTCACGCATACGGCTACCAACTCCCAGAATGCAGCTATTATTGTAAATCATTAAGGAGAGATTTGAAACCGTTCAAGAACGGAGAAAGCAGATGGATTTTTCAATCAAATTTAATTAAAAAATAAATTTATGACACCTCAGCAGATGCAACAGTACAGAGAAATTTTAACTTCAACGCCTAGCGATGTTAAAATTAGAAAAGCTACTAAAGAACACATTGAACGGCTCAGTAAATCAGAATTTGTATTCACCTCAAATGGTATAAATAACACTGTAAAAACATTCAGCACCGAAAACAAAATTGCATTGTCAATAATTGCAATTTTCGCGATATTATTCATCATTTTATTTACAATTTAAAAACTAATTTTATGAAACTATTAAAAAAATCTACTTACGAAGCAATGCATAATCGCATTGAGGTGTTAGAATGCAATTTTGACGACCGGAGGATATTGTCTTTTGAATTGTCGAAAAAAAACGAAGCTTTAACTTTTTATCTTGAAAATTCAGATAAAAGTTTAAAAGAAACTATTGCATCTAAAAATCAGATGGCCGAAATTATTTCTAAACTTGAATTAGAAGTTTTGTCGCTCAAACCCAAAGCCGAAAAATGGGACACTGAGCTACAAAGACAAGCTTTAAAATCTAAAATTGCGCGAATTAAAAAGATGAGTGCAAAACAATTGGCAACTAAATATTTAGGTTTTTCAATTAAATATCATGATGATGTGCCAGCTATTATTTGCGGATATTCTGATAACATAATTATCTGCGCGTGCAACCATCCAAAACATTATTGGACAGAAAAAGTAAAAGCCAGTACTGACGTATTTTTGCAAAAACATGAAAGATATTGCTACTATTCTATAAATAAAGTAAAATCCCAAATCATCAATTCACTAAAATAAAAGCCATGGTAATTATAATTAACGATCAGCAGCAAATGAGTGGAAAGACTACTCTTTCAAAAGAAATTGTGAAAGGCAAGAATTTTAAAGAGCTGCCGAATATGGCCTCATTTACAAAACGATTCATCAATTGGGAGGATGCCCCCGAATGGATTATAATAGACGGTTGTAGTTTAATTGACATTGAACTTGCTAATAAATTAACAGAAAAACAAACATTCACATATCATCGGCAATACGACCAGAACACTTATAGAGAGAAAGTTCCGCACTTTATTTTGATAACAAACATAAAATTACAAATAACTCAAAAACTATAAAAGCCATGAAATTACAAATTAACAAATATAAAACGATTGAGAATAAAACAATCGAAGTACCAGCCGAAATTAAAGGCGGTAACGGAATCGGCAAAACTACCATTTTAGAAGCGTTTAGTTTTTGCTTAACAGGCAAAGATTTACAAGGAAATGAATTTAAGCAAGTATATGACAACCGCGTAGACTTGCACCAAGCCATTGCGGACGTTACTTTTTTTGACAATTACGGAAATTTATTTCAACGGGTTGTAACTCCGACCTATTCGGTTTCTCGGGCGGGCATTGAAGAGTTAAAAATTAAACGCTCAACTCAATGTTTTAAAAACACAATCGAGTGTAACGATTTTGCAGACGAATTTAACGATTTTCTAAAATTGGGTACTGATTATTTTTTTAATCAAAAAGAAGACGCTCAACGCGCTATGTTTATTGACTTGTTAAAATCAAAAATGCCAGATTATGACGTTAAAAGTTCATCACTTAAATTGAAAGAACTAAAGAAAGCTCAAAAAAATGCAATTGACGGCGTTAAAAGTAAATCGGAACAGCTAAAAGGCGTTAAAGATGTTGAGGTATTAACGATTGACCCCGAAATTTCACGACTTAATGATGAATTTTTAAAACTTTCAGAGGTTGACAATTCAAAACAAGTAGCTGAAATTAACAAAGCAAATAACGAAGCGTCACAAAAGTATCTAGACGCGAAAAAACAGCTAAACGAGGAGCTGCAAAAAATTGAGTTATCGATTTCAAAAATAGATAATCAAATCTCTGAACTTCAAACAGAGCTTTCGACCGTTGAAAATTCGCAATTTATACCTAAAGAAATAGTTAATATTGACGAAGAAAACAACAACATTGCTAAAAAAGAAAATGAGTTCAAAAAACTTGAATATTTTGAAACAATTGAATCATACGCAGCAAAACGTTTTGCAGCTAATCCGGTGCTTGTTGAAAATTCAAAAAAAATAAAATCATTAATGGAAACTTCATTTGTTTTTATTGATGATAATAATTCAAGTAATTGTCCGTTGTCTGGTGTTTTTTGCGAAACATCAAAATTACATGCTGAAAAATCGCAAATGATAAAGTTTGATGCTGAAATTAACACAAAAATCGAAGCGTTAAAGTCTGAAAATCGCTCAATTCTCACAAAGGAAATGAACGAATGCAACACGAAATATTTGGCTGCTAAATCAGAACTTGAAAAAGCCGAAAAAGAGTATAACGACTTGCAAGAAGCAAATTTAAAAACCGTTAAAGATAACGAGTTCTTGAAAAATGCTTTTGAATCGACGAAAAATACTGAAATTGATACACTTAAATGTGATTTAAATGAGTTGGAAGCGCGGAAAATTGAGTTTGAAAAGCAAGTTGAGGCAAAAAAAAGCGAACTGGCCGAACTGGCCGAACCTGAAATACAAAAACTTCCAGAAGCGTTGGAAATTTCAGACGAAATAAAGGAAGCGCACGCCACTTTTAAACTCGCCAAAGTAGATGTTAACAAGGCAATCGGAGTTAACGAAAATAACGTCAAACTTCGCGATCAGTACGAAAAGGAAATCAAAGCGTTGCAAGGAGATTTATTCACAATTGGCGAACAAATTGCATTTTTAACCACTAAAATATCAAACTATTTCAGTAATTTGAACGGTGTCGTAAAATCTGAATTTTCGGGAGCCATTGAAATTGATGTACAGTTATTGGAGCTTGTAATTACAACCGGAGAGTATAAAGATTGTTTCAAAATCACTGCTAACGGGAAAGTTTTCCCGTATGAATGCAACGGAGCTTTGCAAAATAATTTGAAATTGCAAGTTTTGAGCACTTTTCAACGCCTGAAAGGTTACAAAGGCATTACATTGATGGACAATTGCGAGTCTAACACAACCGATCCAATAAATACTTGCGGAATGAATTGCGTTTTGGCTTTTGCGACAACTGATAAAGAATTAATAATAAAATAAACCCAAAAATATAGTATTTTTACAAAATAAAACACTATATTTGCAAAACAAACAATTTATACATAAAAATTATGAAACAAACATTTAACATTCCTGATGGTTGCAGCACAGTAACCGTCGAACAAGTCGGAAACCAGCTAATCACTACTTTTGAACCTGAAAAATATATTCCTAAAAAAGGAGATTGTGTGAAAATGCAATACAATGACATAAGTGTTCCTACATTTTGTTTTATTAACGAAACGGAAAATGGTAGAATATTTGCAAAAAACGCATGGATAAAAGCTAAAAATGATTTTAACGTTGTTTTATTTGAAGATTCTAATTTTTTTGCTTACGATTCAATCGAAAAAATTACACCCGAACAATTCCAATCCGAATTTGAAAAACTAGGATACGTTTATGATTTTGAAACGAATACGGCGAGCAAAAGTAGGTGGCGAGCAAAAGTAGGTGATTATTATTTCAAATTAGACAGCTATTTTAACCCGATGAAATTACAAGAATTTAACGATAAATCGGATGCTTTAAATTATCTAAATTTCAATTATTTTGAAACAGAGGAAATTTCAACTAATGCCGCTAAATTTTTAAAACAACGACTAAAAGAATTTAATAACAAATAAAAAAAAAATATGTCAAAAGAACAAACAACTGCAATTCAATTGCAAAGCGATTTTCAAAACGACTTTTTATCACAGGTAGATATTTATTTAGAGTCGCGAAAATCGAATAGCCCAGAGTTCAAATTAGCATTTGAAAAAGTGGCATCGGATATGATTTATTCGCAAACGGTTGATGGACTGGAAGCCATCAAAAAAGCCCGTCCACTCTCATTATTCAACGCCGTTTTCGTTGCTGCCGAAATTGGAGCAAGTTTCGCGAAAAAAGAAATTAGCGTTTTGCCGTTCGCCGCAAAAACTACTACAACAGATGGTGATGTTGTGACCAAAAAAGCAACCGGAGAAAATGACCTCACAATTGTGGTAGATATTAACTTTCAAAAGCAAATGATTTTGAAAATGGATAACTGTTTACAATTTTTCACTGCTGAAGTTCACGAAGGTGTTCAAGTTTGCCACAATTTGACAACTGGTAATTGCGAATTTGAAGGAAAAAACGACGTAACAAAACCAACTATAGGGTATTATTCGCGATTTGCTGCAACAAGTGGGCAGGTTTACGACATTTTTATGTCATGCGCTGAAATTGTCGACCGCGCTAAAATGAATAAAGTTGGATTTAAACCTGATAATTACAAAAACACATCAAAGTCAATTCATTATGAAAAAATTGTAGTTCGTAATTTACTGAAATGTATTCCAATCGTTAAGAAAGAGCTTTCAAGCGTACTTGCATGGGATGAAATTTATGAAATCACACCATCGGAGGATGTGACCGATAAAAAAACGAACGTGTTGGAAGAGGCGAAAAAAGAGCTTTCAGAAAGACAAAAAAAAGCTATCGAAATAGCTGAAAATGTAGTTAGCGCGGCAACTGAGACCATGAAAGCATTTGAAGAAATTCAACCCGAAAAAGTGGGAGCAATCCAGCAAGCAGCACCACAAACAACTCCAAAATTTTTCTAATAAAAAAAAAAAACAAATAAGGAGCAAAAAAAAAAAACTCCTTATTTGTCTGGTATTTCAAAATAAAACACTATATTTGTAAATCGATTCCAAAGTAAATGAAAAAGCCAAAGTTAAGCACTGAGAAAGTAAAGTTAATACTTGCAGGTAAATATAAAAAGCCGAATAAAAAAGCTTTTTTAATTGCATTAACTACTGCGATTGCAGCTTGTCAAGTAGCAATGATAAATGCAAGACCTTGTTTTGACGAATTTTCAAAATCTGCTAGATCCTTACAAATAGCAGATTGCGTTATTAATGCAGCAGAATCAATCAATAAAATATCTAAATTAAAATAATTAAAATCATGAGAAAACAAAATATTTACATAGTCACAGATAAACAAACCAACAAAGCCGAGCCAATTGGCTCACTCGCTACCGTGGCAACTCACACAGACACTAACATCAACAGTCTATACTATCAGTTCAGCACGCTGAAAAAGTCCGAATTTGAGATTAAAAATCACTTAATTGAAAAAAAGCAGTTGATTGTTTCGGAAAGGGTTAAAAAATAATGAAAATAAACGTAATAGCGACAGGTAGTTCCGGAAATCTTTACGAAATTGTTGACGCGCCAGGAAATTCGATAATAATCGAAGCGGGTAAGCCGCGAAGCGAGTACATGAAGCACAAAATTTCACAAAAAATGCCTGAAATGTGCATAGTTTCGCATTCACACATGGACCACGCGCATTGTATCAATGAGTACCGAGCAATGATGCCGACTTTTCTAAGTCAGGAGCGAAACACATCTGAAAATTTTAAGGCTTTCGGATTTGCATTGAAGCACGGGGAAGGTCATTCAACCGCGTTTATCATCAAATCGCTTGTCGAAAATAAATTTTTATTTTTTGGAACCGATATGGAATTTTCTAAAAATTACGATGCTCTTTATAATATGTTAATTGAGTATCAGGTTGAAAATTTTCTAATCGAATGCAATTACAATGACTTTTTATTTCACCTCGCGACGCCCGAGCAGCGTATCGGTTGTATTCGCCACTTTTCGGATAACGATGTTGTTAACTTTATGAAAATAGTTAAGCCGAAAAACCCGAAAATCATTTTGATACATGGAAGCAATCGCATGGCAAACGACGCTTACACGAAAAAATATATCAGCGGCAAAATAATCAAATCAACTGTTTTTGTTGCAGTTGGTGCACAAAATAGTGTTAAAAATCTTTTTATTATTTAAAATTATGGAATTAATTAAAAACAAAGAAGTTCAAAAATTGCTTTTGGCTCTTGTTGACTCAATTTTTGATTACGAAAATGAATCCAAAAGCAAAATTATAGATTTTAATAGAACGCCAGAAGATGTTTTAACGAACTTCAATAAACAGTATTTAAACAAATTTAAAAATTAAATTATTATGAAACGTTATTTTTTAGTAAAAATCAAGTACGAAAAAACAGCCGAAGAGGGCAAAATAAAAAAAGTGTCAGAACTTCGATTAATTGACGCGCTATCATTCACGGAAGCGGAAGCGCGAATATTTGAGGAAATGAAACCATTCATTTCTTGTGAATTTGAAGTGTCAAATATTACACCTCAAAAAGTTAATGAAATTTTCTTCAATGAAAATGCTGAAAAGTGGTTTAAAGCGAAAGTTAATTTTATTTCACTTGACGAAGAAAAAGGAAT